GCCTTAGACTTGCAACTGATTCGAAGCTGATCTGCAAGGTCTGGCATGATATGCGGTTTGACCCCTGCACCGAATAGGTCTGCGTCAAGGTCAATGGCACGAACCCAGCCTTGCTCATCTGGATTATGATCAGACTTGCGAGCAGCGTGTCTGGTATCACCAATCCAACCATCCGATGCCCTGTCACGATCTGGGAAGGAATCATCTAACTGTTCCCTTAACTGGATAGCAGCTTTAGAAAGTCTAGGCTTCACTTACCTAGTTTTAATCCGTCAGGAATCGGCTTTGAATAGTCCCATTTTGCAATGTATGCCCCTAATCCGTCTGAATCATCTTGCAAGCGAATAGAACCGCGCATTCCAAAATCTTCATCTGTTAATTCTGGATAAACTGCAATTATTTGTTCCCATAATCCCATTTTATGCTCCTAAGTAAGTTGCTGAAAAAGTGCCGTTAGGTTTTGCTAAATAGATATTCACGTTTTGACCAGCGTTATGTTGCACAACGAGTTCAACGTAGTCTGCTTCGGCTAAACTCAAAATACCTGTGACCGTGCCTGATGGATAATTAGTTGAAGGTGTGACAACTGTTGAAAACTCATCTGTTCCGTTTTTTCTAATTACGACGTAATTAGTGCCGCTTGAATTGTTATTGAAATCAACCAGACCAATGATGTGATATTTACCTGCTTTTCCTGCTGGAATTGTTATACGGCCAGTATTTGTTACTGTTGAATGGAATCCGTCAGTATCAAAATCTTCACCACTCCACGGCATAACCGTATAAGTTGCCGTTGCAACGCTTTGAGTTACGCCTGTTAATTTGCAACCTACAAAAGTTGGTGTGCTTGATGCAGGCGTAGCCCATTTCAAGCCTGTTGCGGTTGTGGAATCAGCCGTAAGCACTTGAGCGTTTGTGCCTACTGCAAGACGAGCTGGTGTATCGGCTGCCGTTGCAGTAATTAGGTCGCCTTTAGCATCTAAAATTACAAGAGGGTCAATCGCAACCCATGAGAAGTCCATGTCTGTGCCAGATGCTTTAGCAAGTACCTGACCTGTTGTGCCACCTTTTAGATCAACTAAAGATGCATCGATTGAATCGCCTAAGGTCTCAATGGCTACTGCGCCATCCTTGACCAAGTCAGTGCTGGTTGGCACTGCCCAACCAAAGTTAGGGGTTGTTGTTGCCATTAGTTTATTACTCCGATCGCTTTAGACCACTGTAGTGTAGCATTTACGCCACTCCAAAGGGTATTGGTTGGGATTACTGTCGCCCATGTTGGGGCAATAAGTGAGAAGTCTGTAGGTGAAACATAGATAGTTGCATCAACATAAGTTGGTGTAGCTGCAAGTGAAATGCCCTCTACAAAGCCTGAGAAGTACCCCTCGAACATGTTGAAAGGTAGGTTAGTAATAACTACTGGCTCACCAAAGAATAGGTTGATAAGGTCGTCTAGTTGAGCAGATGGCATTGTAGGGTTATCGAGTCTAAAGGTAATCTGGTCAAGCTGTGTTCTAGGTGTCGAGCGCAAGGCTAAGTCTCGCTCTACAATATCCTCAACATCTGCAAGATAACGGATATTAGAGTCATAGCTCTTTTGATAACGACCATAGCTAGTAATTGAAGCATCGTCTGTAGCTGAATAGGTGCTGCCGTAGTCATTGCCATAACGCACAATTTCACTGTTACGAATCTTGCCAATTTGTAGGATGGACTTAACGCTGGATGGCGTTGCGTAATTTGCGTCTAATTGGGTCGAGCCATTAGCTGCTAAATAGTTGCTTCTATGATCCCCGTCTGCATAGGCTATGCGCCCCTGTTTGTCCTCATACAGGAGACCTAGTGCGCTATCGGCTATCTGGGTCACTAAAGTCTGTGTGTTGCGGTCTGCTGCGTGGAGATTATCCATCTCATATAGCCCAGCATCGATTTCGCCTAAGCCCACATTTTCTGCATTAGCCCATGTGGTAGTCGGGTCGTAGTTATACCACTGTAGAGCAGGTGCTACTTCTATCCATTCATTAACTAATAAATCCTGAAGAATAATAGAAATCTGCTCACCATCTAAGTCATGGGCTACTGCTGCTGTGTAAATAGCTTTAGGTAATTTAGCCAATGCTCCTACTGCAAGAATTGAACCAATAGTAACAAATCCAGTCTCTTCTGGGCTTCTGACTGAGGTTCTAAAATCTGAAACTGTGCCACCGAATACAGGCACATATACACCTGCACTGTCTTTAAGTTCTAGGGTTAAGGAATCGGTTACATCAATGTCAAAAAGAGCATTGGTCGGGTTGATAATGTCCATACGGGCATAACCTGCTTGACATTGCCGATCAATGTCAATGCGACCCGTAGTAACATTAACAGAGGTTACATTTGTATAAACAGTAGTGCCTACTGTGATACGCCATTCTGGAAGCCATGTCATACTGGTAGCAGCAAACTCGATGTTCCACGCCCAACAGCTTGTCGAATAACATCTTCAACAGCGCGGGCTATTGTTTCTGGGTCTCCAATACCTGTATTTACAGTTGTTGCAATGGTTACGCCTGCTGGGAGTTGATTGCCTGTACCAGTTTTGCCTAACCCGACTGTTGATGGCATTGATGTTGTAGCTCCGCCAGTAGATGTAATGCCTAAAGATGCATTGCTTGCTCCTGCAAATGGAACAAAACCACCAAGTGCAGCTCTCTGCGATGCCGCTAAAGAATTGAAAGCAGATGCAGCAGAACCAGCAAAATTCTTGAAATAACTCTCAAGGCTTGCTAATTGTTCTTTGACAGACATAAAATTAAAGTTCTTAAAAATATCATCTAAAGGCTTAATGCCTGCAAGGGTGCTGACTAACTTTTCCGTGTTCTTCTGAGCATCGTCAAGCAGTTTTGTGTATTTTTCAATCTGGCTAATGTTCTCAGATTCGATAGCCTGCATAAGCTTAAGACGAATACGATCTTCTTCTGAAATCTTACCCTTGAGTGCAGCTTCAATCTGTATCTTCTGTAAGTCAAAGATTGATTTAGCTTTAGCCAGTTTTAATTGATCTTGAGCTGCTTTGGTCTGGGCTATAGTCAGTTTAGTTATCTTGGTCTGATTGCTTAAATATGAGCCTGATTGGATTGGGTTTTTTTGCGCACTTACTTCACTTGCTCTACGGGAAGTTGCGCCAATTCTTGTGATTGCTCCTAATGGGCCAGCAGACAATGAACGCTGAAATGGTGTAAGCAATAATTCAAAGAAAGACTTTGTTTTGCCACTTATTTCGAATGTGCCAATCTGTGCTAAGCCACGCAAGAAATCGGCTAAGTTAGTTGCAGCTCTTTCCATATCGTCTGCAAGGTCATTAACAGTTGTGTTACCGCCTAGAGTTTTTAAGGAATCAATGAGGCCAATGCCTATAATTTCTTGAACATTGGCTGAAGCCACACCTAGCTTTGCTATTGATCCTGCAAAAGTATCTGAGGCTGCTTTAGCTGAACCCTTAAAAGTTTGGCTTAAATCATCTGTAATTTCTTTGAAAGATTTAGTTTTAAGGTCTGCCTTAGATATTCCTACACCTAATTTAGAAAGTGCAGTGTTGTTTCCTAAAAAGGCACGACTTAAGGCGGTTGTGACTGCCCCTAAGTCTTTACCAGTTGATGCTGAAATATCTAACGCAAGATTAAGTAATCTTTGTGATTCGGCAGAATCGCGGGTTGCTACCGCTAGGCCTTGATAAGCAGGGCGAAGTAGATCATCAACAATGCCAAATTCACTTTGCAGTCTTTGGATATAAGTCTCAGCCGATGCTGCGGTTCTTTCAAGTCCTACATTTTTTAGAGCCAACGCAAGTTGTTGCTGTGCCTTCTGGTCTGCCGCTGCTGCTTTAACTGAAGCTTTTGCATAACCAAGAATGGCTGCTGTACCTAGACTTATGCCTAAAGTTCTGCCTAAACTTTTAGCAGATTTGGTAAGTTTATCGGTTGCGCTTTCAGCTTGCTTAAAGGCTTTCTTGCCAGTGAATTCTGCTGCGACATCAATAATAATGCTCATGCGGTTGCCTTCTTAAAGTCTTTGCTGGCCTTTTCAATAGCTCTTAGAACACCATCACGAGCTGCGCCTCTATCTTCTTCATACGCACGAAATAGAACGCGCCCGCGGTCTTTATTCTGACCCTTGAACTCACCTGCATATTTATTGTTTTGATTCTGAACGAATTGGCTAGATGGAGTCTTGCGACCCATAGTTTCATAAATAGCACCAGCTGCGGATTTGTTAAATAAACGCGCTAATGATCTAAACCCTCTGTTGTTAGGTTTAGATGGAGTGGTCTTGTAAGAAATGCCTCGCTTAGCTGTGCTGGCATCATAGAGCGGGAATCTGCCAGTGTAATTCTCGCGTGTGCGCCATCCGCTAAGGATTGAGCCGTTGTCTGGGAGATAGCCTTTAGCGACCTTCACAACAGGTTTTAAGGCTGTTGCAATCTCTTTTGGCATTTGCTTAGCAAGGTCTGGAGTATAAGCGCGTAGAGCCTTACGGAGATTAACTGCGCCCTTTACGCTTACTGGCATCGCTTATCTCCTTTTGTTCATCTTTGAGACCCTGCAACAAGGCTTGAAGCATTATTGGGTCTAAATCTAATAACTGCTG